TAGTATCTCGCCGTAGATTTAAATATACAACAGGCGCATCGAATCTTATTCGACCAAGAGAAGGTGATTTAATCTATATTCCGTTGATTCAAAACTTTTTTGAAATTACATTCGTAGAGCATGAAAACGACCAAGCAATGTTTTACACATTGGGTAGAGGTCGAGGTGGTAATGTTTATGTGTACGCATTAAAAATGAAACAACTTGTATTCTCTGAAGAATATATCTTTACTGGTGTTGATGAAATCGATAGTCAAATCAGAGATGCATACAAGAGAGAAAGAATCACAATGGCAGTTGGTGGTACAGGAACATTTGTACAAGATGAAATTGTTTATCAGGGTGGTAGTCTTGCAACTGCAAATGCAAAGGCAACAGTTTACTCTTGGAGTGGCACAACAAGAAACTTAGACATTATAAGAGTGATGGGTACTTTTGCAAATAACACAATGTCAATTGGTGCAACATCAAATGCACAATGGACTTCTGCAACTGTTTCTAATGATACAGTATTTGATAATAGTGCATTTGAAGATATTACAGATAATACATTAATCGAAACAGAATCAGATGCAATCATTGATTTCTCTGAGAACAATCCATTTGGTGAACCATAATGCTAGGTAATGACCACTTTTATAATCGTACCATTCGCAAAGTAGTTGTTGCGTTTGGTACAATGTTCAATGATATCCATGTTGTTAGATACAACAAGGCAGGCACAACTGCATATGAAAAATTTAAAGTGCCTCTTAATTATGGTGCAAAAGAAAAATACATCACCAGATTAACTTCTGATCCAACATTAACTAAATCTATTGCAACATCTGTTCCTAGAATATCTTTCGATATGACTGGAATGACTTATGATTCATCCAGAAAATTACCATCTACTGTAAGAAATTTTGCAGCTGAAACTGCAACATCAATTAAGACTCAATATGTTCCAATACCATATGATTTTTCTTTCTCTTTGTCAATCTATGTTCGCAATACAGAAGATGGTACACAAATATTAGAACAAATTTTACCATTTTTTACACCAGACTTTAATGTGACAATTGATTTTATCCCTAGTATGGGTAAAAAATATGATATGCCTGTTATATTAAATTCAGTATCCAGCGAAACTGATTATGAAGGCGACATGATGACAACTCGCCTTATCATTTGGAATTTAGAATTTACTGCAAAGGCATATATCTGGCCGCCAGTTATTTCTGGTGAAGTTATTAGACGAGCAAATACAAATCTATATTTGGAAACAAGAACAAAAGATGCACAGAAAGTATATGTTGATTATGCGAATGGAGAAGGATATTTTTCAACTACCGGTGAAAATATAAGAGTTGAAAATAGAGGTATTATTGGAGAACTATTATACTTTAGTAATTCAAATAATTCAACAGGCAATACTGCTTCAGTTATTGTTGGTTATTTAAATGACTTCTTAAAAGTTGGTGATAAAATTGTTGGTGATAAAAGTAACGCATCTTATAGTATTGTTTCATTAGATACAAATCCAATGAAGTCTGTATTGATTGTCACTACACCAAATCCTATTACCGCAGAACCAGATGATGAGTTTGGTTTTTCTGAAACAATTACAGAATTTCCCAATATAACATGAACAACTTGAACTCAAAATTATCAGAAGTATTGGATGTAGAACCAATACAATTCGAAACTTTACCAGTAGAGATAAAAACTCCTGTTGAAGATGATGCCGAATTTGCAAGACAAAATATCAGAGAACTAATTACAAAAGGTAATGTTGCAATGGATAATCTATTGCATGTTGCCAAAGAATCAGAGCACCCAAGAGCATATGAAGTTGCCGCTGGTCTGATAAAGAATCTTTCTGACTTGAACAAAGACTTACTTGAAGTGCAAAAAAGAAAAAGAGACTTGTCTGGTGAATCACACAATGCAAAAAGTATAAATGTAGATAAGGCAGTCTTTGTTGGTTCTACAACAGAATTAGTTAAATTTTTAAAGAACAATAAAGAACAATAAATAGGAATACTATGGAACAATTAATTGAACAAATGAAAACAATTTTAGGTACAACTTTTGGGTTGTATTTTAAAGCACACTCATATCATTGGAATGTTGAGGGTCCAGACTTTGCACAATACCATGATTTCTTAGGAAACTTCTATGAATCTGTATATGGCAATGTTGATCCAATTGCCGAACATATTCGAGCTTTAGATTCATATGCACCAGTAGCTTTAAGCAGAATGTTAGAACTATCTGACATTGAAGAAAAAGATTCTATTCCAACCGCACTAGCAATGATTGCAGATTTAAAAACTGATAATGAAAGATACATGGTGCATTTACGAGCAGGTATTGCTGCGGCTGACCAAGCAAATGAACCAGCAGTAGGTAACTTTTTACAAGATATTTTAGACCAACATCAAAAACATGGTTGGATGTTAAGAAGTTTTATAAAATAAAATGTCAGATTTAGGTGGCGGTTATAATGGTAATGCGAGTTTAAAACGGTTAGGGGTAGAAATATCCTATACCGAAGAACAAGTTGCAGAAATTGTAAAGTGTTCTGAAGATCCAATTTATTTCATTAAAAATTATGTAAAGATTGTCAATGTGGATAAGGGTCTTATCCCATTCGACATGTGGCCATTCCAAGAGGACATGGTACAAACTTTTCATAATAATAGATTCTGTATTGCTAAGATGCCTCGGCAGGTTGGTAAAACAACCACAACTGTAGGTTATATGTTATGGTCAGTATTGTTTAATATTGATTACAAGGTTGCAATCTTAGCAAACAAGGGTTCGTTAGCGAGAGAGATTCTTGGTAGAATTCAATATGCATATGAGTATCTACCTTTGTGGTTACAACAAGGTATTAAAACTTGGAACAAAGGTAATATTGAACTAGAGAATGGTTCGATGATTTGGGCATATGCGACTTCTGCATCAGGTGTTCGTGGAGGTACTTACAACCTAGTTTTCTTGGATGAATTTGCCTTCGTTCAACATAACATGGCACAAGATTTCTTTACTTCTACATATCCTGTTATATCATCTGGTAAAACAACAAAAGTTATTATTGTTTCAACCCCCAATGGTTTGAACATGTTCTATAAGATGTGGGTAGATGCAATAGAAGGCAGGTCTACTTACAAACCACTTGAAGTACATTGGTCAATGGTTCCAGGTCGAGATGAAGATTGGAAGAATGAGACTATACGAAACACTAGTGAAGAACAGTTTAGACAAGAATTTGAAACTGAGTTTATTGGGTCATCGGCAACATTAATATCTGGTACAAAATTAAGAAGTCTTGCGTTTCATAACCCAATATCTTCAATTGAAGGTCTTGATATATACGAAGAACCCATTAAAGACCATTTGTATATTGCCACGATTGACTGTGCAGAGGGTGTTGATTTAGACTATTCAACAATCAATGTTATAGATGCAAGTCAAATACCTTATAAACAGGTGGCTAAATATAGGAATAATAAATTGCCTTTATTGTTCTTTCCGACTGTAATTTTCTCAGTTGCAAAGAAGTACAATGAAGCGTATGCTTTGGTTGAGACCAATAACATTGGTCAACAAGTTGTCGATATTCTGCACTATGATTTAGAATACGAAAACATATACAAGTTAGAACATCATCATATCAAAGGTCAAAGTATTTCTGGTGGATTTAAAAGGTCTACTAGTTTTGGTATTAAGACCACAAAAACTGTAAAAAAAGTTGGATGTGCTAACTTAAAGACACTGGTGGAAAATGATAAGTTAATTATCAATGACTTTGACACCATTGCCGAGATGAATACCTTCACTAGAAACCGTGACAGTTATGCTGCGGAAGAAGGTAATAACGATGACTTAGTTATGGGGTTAGTTTTGTTTTCTTGGTTAACAGCGCAGTCATTCTTTAAAGAATCGACAAACATTGATATTAGAAAGTTGATGTTAGCGGAACAAAACATGCTAAGTGAGGAAGAACTAACGCCCGTTGGTATATTTGACGATGGGCGGAAAGAAGAGGTTATTGTGGACGGTAACGACTATTGGACAGAAAAAGGTTATCATTCCTCAACTTTCTAAATAACTAAATACAGTATAAATTCGAATTTGATCCGATAACAAAAGGAGAAATCCATGGCATTTCAGCTATCACCTGGGGTAAATGTATCAGAAATTGACCTGACTACAATTGTCCCCTCAGTCGCCACTTCAATTGGCGCATTTGCAGGACCGTTTGCTTGGGGTCCAGTTGGCGAAATTATTACAATTTCAGACGAAGTAAGGCTTGCCGATACATTTGGCACACCGAATTCAGATAATTATGAATACTGGTTCTCAGCAGCAAACTTTCTGGCATACACAAACAATCTTAAAGTTGTTCGTGCAGTAAATATTACAACAACAAGAAACGCAACTGCAAATGGTGCTAACAATGTTGCCCTTATTAAAAATGAGGATGACTGGTTAGACAACTTTTCTGCGGGTAATACTGCTTACGGTATTGCTGGTGCTCGTTATGCGGGTGCATTAGGCAACACTTTAAGAGTTTCTGTTGCAGATGCAAACACATATTCAGGTTGGACTTACTCAACATCATTTACTTCAACACCAGGAACTTCTACCTATGTTTCAAACAAAGGTGGTACTTTTGACGAAGTTCACATTGTTGTCGTAGACGAAGATGGTTTGTTTACAGGTACAAGAGGTACAGTCCTTGAGAAGTTTGCTTTTGTATCTAAAGCACTAGATGCTAAAGACGATTCTGGTAATGCAAATTACTACAAACAAGTATTACAAAACAAATCAAAATACATTCACTGGTTGTCACATCCAACCACAATTTCAACAGGTACTTCTTGGGGTTCTTCTGCAAACGCAACAGCATTTGCAAACTTAACTGCCAATGTAACAGTATCATTGTCTGGTGGTGTTGATGGTACAATTTCAACTGCCAATGTGGTAACTGCATATGACTATTTCAACAACGCAGAAGCCGTTGATGTTGCATTAATTATTTCTGGTCCAGCAGATACTACACTTTCAACTTCTCTTATTTCAATTGCTGAAGCGAGAAAAGATTGTGTGGTATTCTTGTCACCACCAAAATCAAATGTTGTTGATAACGCAGGTTCAGAGACAACAGCTATTACAACATATCGTAATACATTAACAAGTTCATCTTATGCCGTTTTAGATTCTAACTGGAAATATCAATACGATAAGTATTCAGATGTTTACCGTTGGGTACCAATGAATGGTGATGTTGCTGGTTTATGTGCAAGAACAGACCTCGAAAGAGACCCATGGTTCTCACCTGGTGGTTTGAATAGAGGTATCATTAAGAATGTAATTAAACTTGCATGGAATCCAACAAAGACAAACAGAGATGATTTGTATGTTAAGGGTATTAATCCTGTTGTTTCATTCCAAGGCGAAGGCACAGTTCTATTCGGTGACAAAACATTGTTGTCTAAACCATCTGCGTTTGACCGCATCAATGTTCGCCGTTTATTCATTGTGTTAGAAAAGTCTATCGCTAGAGCAGCTAGATTTTCAATGTTTGAGTTTAACGACCAATTTACAAGAGCTCAGTTTGTTTCACTTGTAGAACCATTCTTGCGTGATGTACAAGGTCGCCGTGGTATTACCGATTTCAAAGTAGTCTGTGATGACTCCAATAACACTGGTGAAATTATAGACCGCAATGAGTTCGTTGGTGATATCTACATTAAACCTGCTCGCTCAATCAACTTTATCCAACTCAACTTCGTTGCGGTTCGCACAGGCGTATCGTTTGATGAAGTCGTTGGCAAGTTCTAATAAATAGAGAAACAGGAGAAATCACATGGCATTTTCAGTAAACGAATTTAGAAGTCAAATGACAGGGGACGGTGCCCGTCCTAATCTGTTTGAAATTTCTATGCCTTTCCCTGCGTTCTCTGCGCCAGGAAATGCACAAACAAAATTAACATTTATGTGTAAGACTGCACAATTACCAGGATCAACTATTGGTGTTGTGCCAGTTCAATACTTTGGCAGAGAATTAAAGTTTGCAGGCAATAGAACATTTGCAGATTGGACAATTACAGTTATTAACGATGAAGACTTTGCAGTCCGTAACGCTTTCGAAAGATGGATGAACGGCATCAACAGTCACAATCTTAATGTTCGTAATCCAATTGCATTAGCACCAGCAGGTTATTCTGTTGATGGTGATGTTCGTCAGTTTGGTAAAAATGGTGATACACTTAAACGATACAGATTCGTTGGTTTATTCCCAACAGATGTTACACCAATCGATGTTGATTGGGGTTCAAATGATGCTATTGAAGAGTTTTCGGTGACTCTCACCTATCAATGGTGGGATGCTGTAGAAACTGGTGTAGTGTGATAATAGGACCAGTTTGGTCCTATTATATTTTTTAGAATGGTATATTAATGGCTATTAAACTTTTTGGTTTTACCTTAGGTAGAAATGATGTTGTTCAGGCGCAAAACCCTGAGCAACCATCTTTCGCACTTCCAACGGAGACAATGGATGATGGTGCAGTCACCATTACCCAAAACGCTCATTATGGAACATATGTTGATTTAGAAGGTTCTGTTCGCAATGAAATAGAACTAGTTTCTAGATATCGTGAAATGGCAAATCATCCTGAGTTGGAGATGGCTATTGATGATATTGTCAATGAGGCAATAACACACGATGAATCTGGTAGAACACTAGACATAGTTCTCGATAAATTAAAACAACCAGACACCATCAAAAAGAAGATTGCAGAAGAGTTTGAGAATATTCTTAAACTGTTAAACTTCAGTAATTTAGCAGATGACTTGTTTAAAAGATGGTATATTGATGGTAGAATTTACTATCACATTGTTGTTGATGAATCAAAACCAAAAGAGGGTATCCAAGAGTTAAGATACATTGACCCTCGAAAGATTCGTAAAGTAAGAGAGATTAAAAAAGGCACAGACCCAAAAACTGGTGCTTTGATTATTCAATCTCTTGCTGAATACTATGTCTACAATGATAGAGGCACAGTAACACAGTCATATACCAGTTCAGTAAATGCTGGTTTAAGAATTGCACCTGAATCCATTTTGAATGTAAATTCAGGTTTGATGGATGCAAAAAACACATTCGTCATATCATACTTACATAAGGCGATTAAGCCTCTTAACCAGTTAAGAATGATTGAAGATGCGGTTGTTATTTACCGTGTCTCAAGAGCACCAGAAAGAAGAGTGTTCTATATTGATGTGGGTAATTTACCAAAAGGTAAAGCGGAACAGTATCTCCGTGATGTGATGATTAAGTATAAGAACAAAATTGTTTACGATGCGGCTACTGGTGAAGTCCGTGATGACCGTAAACATATGTCGATGTTAGAAGACTTCTGGTTGCCTCGCCGTGAAGGTGGTAAAGGTACAGAGATTACAACATTGGCTGCAGGACAAAATCTTGGTGAATTAGCTGATGTGGTTTACTTTAGACAGAAACTATTAAATGCATTAAATGTTCCTATTTCAAGATTAGAACCACAACAAGGTGGTATGATTGGTCTTGGTAGAACAACTGAAGTTACCAGAGATGAAGTTA